CTCGTATTCTCGATGCCGACTTTGCCGTCTTGGACGTGAAACATATTTTTAGAATCAACAAGCATCCGTATATATTCATCACCACCATTATAACTCCATGTAATAGCGTTCTGTCCAGCCACCGCATTAAGTGATTCAAAAGCATATCTGGCTTGTCCTGCATCATCAATAACAAGCGATATTCCAACATTGGTTATATTCTCAACAACTAAATCATCAGAATTTGCATGAACCGTTGACGCTTCTCCCGTATCAGCCGTCTTAACGTGCAATCCTACTCCGAGGTCGGGAGTGTTGAGAATCCCAGTTAAATCATCCAATCTGATTTTGCCTGATCCAGTAGAAGATATAGTAAATAATGTTGCACCTGTGTGATCCAAAACTCCAGAGGCTTCATCTAAAATCAAATCACCTACGGTCAAATTATCATTCACATCAGCATCATCTGTTGAAATTAGATGTTCAGCTTGAAAACTCAGATTAAAAGTTAGTCCAGTATTATCTACATGAGTCAAAACCGCCTCAACTGCATCCTCCCACGCAATTATCTCAGCATTGGAAAGTCTTAAAGCTCCTTGGTCGGCGGGATCAGCCCCCGTAGTTCCATAACCCGTTAAAGTTAGATTGGTAAATTGAGGTGAATCGCCAGTTCCAACCCCGATTGAAGTTCTGAGAGTTGCTCCGCTTTCCGCTACAGGATCAGTTGTTCCATCTCCGACCATCATAGCACCATCTGTTGTTAAATCAAGAACCTGAAAAGCTCCCGTTCCATTGGCAATTAGAACGAAACCATCTGTAAAAGTACCCGCTCCCGTTCCACCATCAGGTACAACCAGATCGGTGATTCCAGTAATTACCCCACCATTAATATCAAAATCGGATCCTTCAATTTCAATAGCTCCAAGAGTGATTTTATTTCCAGCACTTACAGTAACAGCTTTCGATGCCTGTGCTGTTCCAAGAGTGGTAATATCACTATAATTCAATTCAGCCGCCGAAGTTGTAACCGCCACTGTTGCAATCGCAAGATCACCTTCCGCCATATTGACTAATCCCGCACCATTAGGCGTTAATTCTACATTACCATCCGTATCAGTTGAGCTTAATGTATTACCATCTAATCTGAGATTATCCACGTTCAACTGAGTTATCCCTACAATCACCATTGGCAAACTGATTGGATTATCAGCCTTGATAACGAAATTCGTTCCGTCATCATATAACAGAACGGTATCCGCTTGAGTTGCATCCAAGATCAATAAACTATCTTGAACCTCAACATCACCGTAGAATTGAGCCTTGCTCATGTTGAATGGAACCTGAGCATAGGCAATCCCAATCAGCAAAAGTAAGATTGCTAAACATCTAAAAACTTTCATGTTATTTTCTCCTATCTGTAATTAACTGTAAAATTAACTACGTCCTCCGTTGTTACTACAAAAGTATTAGCGTCTGTATGATCTATTGTCGCCTCCATATTCACTTCCGTAGCGGTAACGTATATCCATACAAAAGGTCTATATCCAAAATTATGTGTGACCGATTCTGTGTTATCAGCCGTAGATGCAACCTGATACCATGGCGATTGAATCTCTCCATCAAATACATAATCGGCGGCATTATTAAAAGTAATTTGGTCACTCGTGTTAATTGCAATATCCGCCTGGTCATTGTCTGAGGCAATAAAAAGAATCTGTCCTGATGTTCCCGTATTGGTTCCTATCGTAATCGTGGAAGCAAATACAGGAGCCGTACCAAATACCGCTAAACCCGTTCCTGTTTCGTCATCAAGGAAACCAGCAAGGTCAGCTGAATCATCAAATTTAACTGGATTGTAATTCGTATTATCGGCTCTCAGGATATATCCAGTAGTATTCGTATTCATAAACAGATCATCACCCGTAATAGTCAAATCACCAGTAAAGAAACCATCACCATCAGGTTGAACATAAAACTCTACATTCGTGCCAGGAGTCGCCGATTGTCTCAATTCCCAATTATCATTATCCGCACCACCAGCATCGTGATTTGTTCCTATCCACCATTCGGATTCTGAGGCGGTTGAAGGATCGAAATAAACGAAAGGATCATCCATCGTAATAGTAAGACCACCACCCATACCAACAGAACCAGCAACGATAATTCCATCATCATTGATTGTAAACTCAAGAGCTTCGTCCACATAGAAACGGAATTGTCCATAATTGGCGGTGGCATCAGCTGTATATGTGATAAAATCAAGATTCTCTAACGTTTGAGTTCCCGTCTTATAATCAACTTTTATTTGTAATGCCTCGGCTACAGCCGATCCAATATTAAAATATGGATCTCCATCATTTACAGGATTGTAAAGATACATATTATCATCAAATACATATTCACCCCCTGCAAATGTCAAAAGATTTGCTGAGTGAGTCACCGTAACATCACCCGAGTTAAAATCAATCTTCTTTCCAGAAGGAAGATACAAATCCTTATCGAATGAATATCCTGCGGATTGAGTAGATGTAAAACCCCACGTTGCTAATGTTGGTGTCGAATTGGGTGTGAGCGTTATTTGGAAAGTTTCGCTAACATCGTCACCCGCATCTGAATCAGCGTCAGCCAGGATCTTGAAAAGTGGTGTCTTTTCGTCTATACTATTACCAATAGTAACCGCTTCGGATCCAGAAGTCATATCACCGATTATAATATTACCGAGATTCATTTCATAATCAACTCCAACAGCCGAAACATCTAAATCATATCCGATTATGATATTATTCGCTCCCGTTGTAAGATTATCACCAGCTTTATAACCCAATAAAATATTGTTTCCACCTGTGGTAATTACATATCCTGATTTCATACCTACAAAAACATTTCTTTGATGCGAGTCAGCACCAGTCCCATACCCCGCCATGTAACCGATCATTACGTTATCCTGACCAGTTACATTCTGTCCTCCCGAGTAACTTCCAACTAAGACGTTTTGATGTGCTGTAGTTACGGAACCACCAGAAGCATAGCCTATCGCAACCAAGTTATTTATATCTCCTATATCGTCACCTGCATTTTGTCCGACTATCGTATTATAACTTCCATTATATGCCGCCGCTCCAAGACCAGCACTTGCACCAACAAATATATTATATGATCCAGTGCCTTGATAATACCCCGCTTCTCTACCTAAGTAAGTATTATTAATACCCGTTGTATTTGAATACCCTGCATTTCCTCCTATTGCTGTGTTACTATATCCAGTTGTCATATTACGGAGAGCTTGATATCCAACAGCCGCACTCAAATATCCAGTTGTAATATCTTCCATAGCCCAGTTGCCAATCGCTGTATTGAAATACCCCTCATTTCCAGAACCATGAGCCAAATTATCTGAACCAGCAACATCAATTCCCATGAATGTATTTGAATCCTGTGACAGCCAACGATCAGTCCATAAATCATTCCATACTTTAATGTTTCCAGCTACGGGATATAAATCTAAATCATCGGCGGGAGCCAAATACAAGTCACCATCGTCTGTAATGATCTTGAAATCGTCTGATCCGTCTGCACCTCCTATATTACTAAGGATTACAACATTACTCGTAACCGTCCATTTAGCATAATCGTCCACATCACCCGAAACCATAATTGCTAAAGGATTCGGTGATCTTAAAGTCGGAAGATCATCTGAATAATGACCAAAAAGCAAATAACTGTCTTTATCATCGTCCACTGTTGCAATCGAAGGCTCAGCAATACCATCAAACCAACCTAAATTCTGATTCAATATCGAAGCATCACCCACAATGAATATAGGAACATCTGTGGCGGTTCCTTCGGGTAATGTCAGAATCAAAGCGTTAGCGTTTGGATCGGCTGTTTCCCATCCGAAATTCGTAACATATCCAGACTTCAAAAAGAAGTCATCAAGTATGTGGAAATTTCCGCCTTCCCATCCCTTATATTGACCTAAGACAGAACAGACGGCTAACAATACGACTAATATTATCTTTTTCATATCTTAGACCTCAACATAAGTTCTGATTGCCCAGGCAACCCAATTAATATCCTTACCAACTTCGCCAGTCACTTTGATTTCAATATCTGTTCCGTTGATATTGAATTGACAATCCCAAGCCACCGTATCTTCCTCTAAAGCATCGGAAGTCGGAGTACCGATTGCAGAAACCACCCCTGCATCATTACGATACGAGGCTAATAACAAATAGGTGGCTCCCTCTGCGGCTTCATTCCCTGCATCTGCTCTAACCCCACAACATTTAGCTTCAATTACTAAAGTTTCATCTGTATGCGTTGCGATAGTTAAAATTACCGTTGGAGTGGCATCGGTGGTGGTAACATACCCAGGGTGAGTAAACCACCTAAGAATCCATCTCCAGGAACGCTCTATCCAGCCATCCCTAAAAATACTCATGGTTTACTCTCCTAACTGTTGTACGGTTACTACCGTTGCATTTATATCAGCATCAACACCTATCAATTCGGCGGGATCATGTCTTACAGGAACAATAACAGCATCATTTTCATAAAGAATTACTCCGATTTTCGGAGTTGAAACCGCATCAACTGTGGCAATCAAACCAACTGCAACGATTTTCGTAGCATTATTATTAATAATTCGTAAGTATTTAACTTTTTGATCTTCAACTGCGGTAATGGCGGCGGGTGCTACTGGCGTTCCTGCGGTTACTACTGTAAGTTGTGCTTCACCTCGAATTATAGGTGCGATTAATTTTGATAAACTACCCATCAAATTGCCCTTTCGTTTAGGGGAACTTTAGGCTTTGCCCCTGTTATTATTTATTTTTTTTTTCTTTCACTACTTTCCAGCCAACGTACTCGTGAGCCTTGACACGGGATTTCGGAATTTTACATTTTCCTGGTTTCCCATTAGGCTTTACAAATGACATAAGAACTTTGTCCTCAGGCATAATTACCTCCTATTTTAGTCCGCTATTAAGCGGGACCTGTAAATAATGTATCCCAATCCTGAGATGGTAGACATGAACTAATAAAAGTGATTTTAGTTTTATATCCATCAATCTCAGCTTTGCAAAATGCTTCTTCCGCTAAAATAGTCAGAGTATCATCCGCAGTTGGTGCTGACAATGATTGTATGGTCATATTGTCAACATCTTCACAAGCCTGTTGATCCGCCAAATCCAGAATTTCACTTATGGTCACCACTAAAGTCAGAACTCGACCTGATATGCTATGAATTTCCCTTCCATCTTCGACTAAATGGGTAACGTGCCGAGTTTCTAAACTAAAGTCAACCGCATCTTGCGAAATATCCGATCTGTTCAACTTTTCAACTGCAACCGCCTGCCATACTATTGTAAAAGGACCTGGAAGTTGTACGTTTGCAATAGTTATTTCAGCCATGAAATTGCTCCTTTATTTAAAGATTTTCATTATAATAGCCAGTGAATCAAATGTCAAAACGACCTTTTCGTCCACTACAAATATTCGATTAAAAATTGCCAATCCTTCACCTCTTGTTGGTCTGATTCTGATATCAATTTCTCCAATCTCAATATTCTCTATTGCTTCAACCGCTTCCTGACAAAATCCGATATGTCGTACATAATCATCCTTTTTAGCATCTAATAAAAACTCGATAATGATATTAGTTGAAATCGTTTTTGCATCAATGTCCGTTGGGTTCTGATCCCCGAATTGAATATTAAATGCCTTTCCTGGCAATCCTTGAGGGATTTCCTCTCCCGCTTCGAGATTAAACCACTGTGAAGCATCCCTATATTCAAATTCATATTCAACTATCTTATTTTTAATTGCATCGTGAATGTCTTTGTAATTAGTCCTCGGCATTATCTCGAAAATACGGGTAATTGAGAAATTGCCCTTTCCCCTTCATCAACAACTACGTCACCGTCTGTGTCATCATGGTAAACCATAGGAATAGCCAATTTCTCTGAGGTGTAAGCTCTCGCCAGTTCAAAATTCCTATTAGCGATAAATATTCTCACTAAACTATCCATTACTATTCGGCTTTTCATTTCCTCAGTTTTCAAATCTCGAATATCCGCCATGTCGTCATCGTCTTTCCCCGTCACTTGCTGTAATTTCCTATAAAGAGCTTTCTTCGATTGTAAAATCGGTTTAGCAAAATCAGTCCATTCAGGAAGCAAATAAGCATCAAGATCAGGAAAGACATTTCTCAAATCAGCATCCAAGACAGTTACATTTCTCAATATATAAACATTCGTGTCGTAATCATATTCCACATCACCGTAAAACAGGGTTCCCGTCTCAGCATCTTCAAAGACACATTCAAACTTATTTATAGTTGTATGGTCAACCTGTGCAGAGAAAACAACTCCATCAGAATCCATGAACCACGTTTCAGGTTTATAGCCAAGTCCGTGAATGATCTCTAACTGATCTTGGCGGGTGAATCCAACAGAGTTGAATATAAAGTCTTTGTAATGAATCGTACCGCTTTGAGCATTTTCAAAAGTAACCGCAAAAGCATTATTACTGATATGATCGATTGGAATAAAAGGCAATCGATTTCCGCTTGTATCAGTTATCCATACATTTGGTTTGAATGTCAAATTATGTTGAACCAAAACATACGTTTGATTCGTGAAATCCTCGGTTGAAACCGTAACCGTCGAAGTCGAAGTGAGGATATCCTGATAATGAATAGTACCCGATTGAGAACGTGCAAATGTAATCGTGAATTGATTGTCAGAAGCATGGTTCTCTCCCGCATAAATCACTCTCCCGTTTGAATCTTCAATCCATACAGGCGGTTTATATCCGAGATTGTGACTTACCGCTACCGAAGTTTGACTTGTAAAAGCCTCAACCGAACTATCCATTAATCAAATACTTCCACTATTGGTAATGATAAAGCGGGATCAGTGAAACGCCTTATTTCATCGGGAGTCAAATCATATTTTTTACCTGGAACAATCGAAATGAATTTAGAAACGCCATTTTCCCTGATCTCGCAATCGTGATGTTTCAATCCACGACATTTGAGAGTTGGACTTTCAGCCAATCTCTTTTCCTTTGCCTGTTGATCCTTGATCTTAACAAGCAACTGTTCCTTCGTGGCTTTTTTAGTATGAGGTACACTCCGCTTGTCAAGCCAAGCCTGTAACTCAGCCTTTTTTGATTTCATACTTAGGTCAGGCACTATCGCCCCCTTTCAGATTATAGGGTTGAGTGAGGACCCTAAAAAGAATCCTCACCCAAAAAACAAACCTATGTCTATCGATTAAGTATTTGCTCCAAAACTGGAACTTGATGTAAGCATCCAAAGCGATGCTTGGTCGACAATCGCATAATGGAATACACCATACCAACCGACATGAACAAATCTTCCGAGTTTGTCAAAAGGACCGCTAATAATCATCACGGGATCTTGCGATATTGCTTTACCAAGTGCGTTCTGTCCGAATATGTGAGAATGATATGAATCAACCGCACCAGCACCCGCATCAGCATTAACCGTGGCTCCTGCTGTTGCAACCCATAAACACTGTTTGTAAATCCGAGGCATCCAATTTCTTGAATAATCAGGTGAACCAGGACCAACATACTTCTCGTAATCCTTCCAATCAGCCAGTTTTGCAACATCGTCCAGAACGTCGGGATGACAAACAGCCCGATAATAACCGTCGCCATAAGGTGGTATAGAAGTCCGTCTCAAACGGTTAACGCAATACTCAATATCAGAAGATTGAACCGTATCACTCGCAACCAGGGCGGCTTCATTTGCCGCACTATTCGCCACCAATTCATTACTTGATGCGTCCAATGCGACACAAGCTAAACCATTCATCGATTCCGCCATATTACCACCAACCAATTTTGCGGCGGCTAAATCAACTTTACCGCCTGTCTGTAATCTCGCAAGATTAGTTCGAGTGATAACATTCCCATATTCCGCAGGGGTGAGAGTGGCTTTGGCATCGACTAACTGGACACCATCAGGATCAGTCGTTTCCGTTAATGCGGCGGTGATTTTGGCGAGCTTGTTGTACTTGGTAATGTCTATCGATTTCGCATTAATATCCCGTTCAATATCAGCGAAATTGTCCATGACTATTCTATCAAATGCCTGAGTCAGAAAAGCGGCATCCATCAATAAAATGATAGAGTCATCTACCTGGGCAACGCCCGTGTATTGTGTAGCCATAAATATTTACTCCGTGAATTTTTTAGGTGGTAGCAGGGGTCTCCGATAAAGCGGCGATTTCTTTGTGAGCTTGATCTGCATTGATCTTGCCCTCATGTAATCGAGTTTGAATCTCAGCCACCTTATCTTGCATTGGAGTCTGCTCACCTACTCGGTTGCTACCATGAGCTTTTTGTTTCGGATCTTTAACTTCGCCAAATATGCCGAGAGTCACGAATTTCTGGAGTTCGAGAGTGTTCTTTTCCATATCATCGTCTGATATGTCTTTAAAATCATACTCTCCATCCTCATTCGGTTCAGGTAGAACTAAGAAAGGCTTGGCTTTATCGAAATTTTCGTGTTTTACGATAGTTCCGAATGTATCCACAAATGATTGCCTTTGAGCCTTTATAGTTCTGACTTTGAACTTTTTGAGGTTATCGAACTCCGCCACATCTGGATTATCTTCGTTTACTTTAATTTCCAGAGTTTCGATTTTACTATCAGATGTGACTTTTTCCTTTTCGAGCTCTCGGATTGTTTCCTTTCGGGTTTTAGCTTCCCGATTGGCAAGTCTTAAATCCTCGTCTAAGCCCGTAACATCTCTCTCTATACCCGTGAGAGAGCCTTCGATATCCGTGGCGATATTATCCCCGCCAGCTTTGACAATATCTCTAACCTTGTCAGTTAAGGATTTAACTGTTTTAAATCCCATAGTGCCTCCGAGTTTCATTTGTGGATTTTTGTATATTTGACTTGTAGAAAGTCATTGAATTAAAATAATCCAAAATTTGGGTGTTTGTCAATAAAAATAATTACATCCCCTTAATCACGTTCAATTTGCTGGTAAATTCCGCTTGTGTGATCTTACCCTGTGATCTCTGTTTCGCTATAACTCTATATTTATCATATTGTTTTGGATTAAGGTCTTGAATATATTTCACTTTTTTCCTTTTTAAAGGCTTTTCAAGTTCCTCACCTTTATAATTAACAGTAGTCAATTTACACTTACAAAATTGTCTGCATATACTAAATCCCGATCCTGGCAACCCTACGTCCCGCCAATGAGCCATAGTTTCAACTCGATTATGTCTTGGTTTGCAATCTGGACAGGGTTGATTTCCTTCAAACATCACTATCCATTTGAATCGTTTTACTCCCGCTTGTTGATATTTCTGGATCGATCCATCAGTGGATGCCATTTGTACCGCTTCTTTAACTATATTCCGTGTTCCCGCTTTGAATCCTCCGAATATCTTTCCCCCTGTTTGCAAATCATTGATTAATACTGATTTAATCTGACTTTCTGACATACCCGACATTTGCATTTGAAGCATCAATAAATCGAGATCAGCGATTGTCTTATCAATATTCAAAGCCAACCCATTTGTTACATAGGTTTCCATTCGATCAATATCTATTTCACCTGGCATATTAAACCCAAATTCGTCTTAATATCGCCGCCATTTTCTTATATCTTCGATCTCTCATTATTTTATAAGCTCGATCTGAAATCCCAAACCACTTTCTTGAAGCCAATCCTGGGTGTCTTGCACTTTTGCGAAAGATCAATCTACCTTGCTGAGTTCTGATTGGTAGAACTTTACCCTCACCCGCTACGATCTCAGTAGCACTTGTACCGAATTGATGGTAACCTGCTACCGCTTTACGTCTTTTACCCGTTCTGATTATTGCTTTCAATTTACTGGCTGTTGCTCTAATTGGTGGTGGTAATTTCGTCATTTCACCCGAATCTACAAGAGGTGTTGATGGAGAGATGCTTCCCTTTTCACGTTTAGAATATACAGTAGACGGTTTCAACCTTTGAATCGTTCCCCCATCAATATCTGTCCGAGTTCTGATTCCTCGGGAAATATCTTTGATGACTACATGAGCAGAGTCGTTAATAATATCAGGCATGGCTTTTTTAAGTTCCCGCCTGAATCGATTTAGATCAAACTTGACGTTGACCTTAGTTTTTAC